GAGCGTAAGGACATTACTAAAGAAGGTAAAAATTACGACAAGTTAACACAAGAAATCGAAACTCTTAAAGAACACAAATGCTATGCGTGTGGCCAAGATTTTCATGACGACCAACATACAAGCGTGTTGAATAGCAAGATTGAATTATGGAACACAAGTAAAAGTCATTTAGATGATTTGAAGTTTCAATTAGATGAACTTGTTGCTAATCCTATAGTTGTAGGAAATAAACCTACACCGCACTATAAAACTGAAGCTGAGGCAGTTCGGCAATCTACTGAAATTGATAACATCAAAAAACAGATAGAAGAAAAAGAGCATGAAAATAACCCCTTTAGTGAACAACTTCTTGATACGCCTAGCGTCAATCTTGGCAAAAGGCCATCTACTTATTACGATACCGAAACCCAAGCAGTTGAGCACAGAGCAAAGGTATCATCGTTACTATCACAAATTGAGATCAAAGCGCAGGAAGCTGATCCGTATCAAGAACAAGTGGTTGATATGGAAAGCAAGGCTTTACAAGAAATAAAGTTTGACGGTATAAATGATTTGACAAAAGCAATGGAACATCAAAAGTTCTTGCTTGACTTGTTGACTAGCAAAGATTCATTTGTTCGCAAGAAAATCATTGACCAAAACTTGAGTTATCTAAACACAAGACTAACGCATTATCTTGACAAGATTGGATTGCCACATCAAGTTGTATTTAAAAACGATTTGCAAGTTGAAATAACTGAACTGGGTCGTGATCTTGATTTTGATAACTTAAGTCGAGGTGAACGTAACCGTTTAATCTTAGGCTTGAGTTTTGCATTCCGTGATGTGTATGAAAGTTTGTACGGACCTATAAACACATTGTTCATTGACGAATTGATTGATAGTGGACTTGACACAATGGGTGTTGAAAACAGTTTAGCAATTTTGAAAGATATGAGTCGCAGACGACAGAAATCTATTTGGTTAATTAGTCACCGCGAAGAACTAGCAGGTCGTGTGCCAAACGTTCTCAAGGTAATTAAAGAAAACGGCTTTACTAGCTATAGTACAGCAGTAGACATAGAATAATTTTTCACTGTCTTGTAAAGTACATAAGTAATAATATGCCAAGTCCACAAAAACAAAAAGGTTCCAGTTTCGAGCGTGAGGTTGCTCAGTATCTAAGCAAACTATACGGAGAGTCGTTTATTCGTGCTCCGGGCTCAGGAGCCTATGTGGGCGGTAAGAATCAGTCACGAACAGAGTTCTTGCATGAGGGACAAATTCGTTCTTTTAAGGGTGACATTGTACCTGGACAAAGCTTCGTTAAGTTTAATGCAGAATGCAAATCTTACGCTGATTTCCCCTTTCACTTAGTACTTACAGGAGAGTGTAAGCAACTAAATAGTTGGCTAGATCAACTCATGGCAGTTGCTGAGCCGGGCGATGTAAACATATTGTTTATGAAATTTAACCGCAAGGGTAAATTTGTATGCGTTCCGTCAGCATTAACATGGATTACAGATCAATTTATATACTATACTTCAGACAAGTATAATGATTGGATCATGATTGAATTCGATCATTTTTGGAAGTACAACAAAGATTTATTTAAAACATACGCATCAGGCGCAGGCACAACAGACACCAAGTCAACAATCGAAAATCTTAAAACCAAAGATATACTCTCTACCTTAAAATAAAAACACTTTAGTCTTTAAACTAGTTTGGTCGGGGTTCCTCGACTCTCCTTGAGATTGTACAGATTGTGCTGTGCCGTCAGATTCTGGAGTAGCAGAAATTAATTTTTCTGGATATACCGAGAAGGCAATCGACAAAGCGAACCTTCAACAAGTCTATAACAACTTTATCTTTGCGTTATAGAATGTGCGTTGCGAAGGCGTCAATTGAAAGATCATTGATAGACCTAACTACAGTCCCATAAACTTTACAGAGCAACCGGTAGCGTAGATGTAGCAGAAATAGCTGACACTACGGGGAATAGATAACAATGGATGACGGGCAAGTAAACTCTTTACCAATGGTGGTGCTTTTTAGCACTACCATGGCTTCAAGTGCAAGTACTAATGTTATGTTATCCATGATAGAAAGAACACTAATTAATGTGAAACAGTATAAGGACGAGCGTAGCGAAGTTCTTAGATGTCCGAAGGACATCTCTATAAGAGAAAAAAGATAAAAAGAATAAGCCGATAATTGACTAAATGAATAGTTACGGCTTTTAGAGAGATACCATCAGAAGAACGGGAGTCCAGACTTCTTAGTTACTTCTAGGTTACCGTCTATTAGTTCTTTTAATTGCTCACGTTCGGAAGTGGACATATTCAGAACATCTTCATATGTCGCACCTCCCCTCATATACCATGCCATGGACATGGCACTTTTCTTTATCTCTGAGACGGCTTTTTCATAACCATCCAGTAGCTTCTGTATGCCTTCGGAGTCAAGGCGGAGAAGCGTTAGGCGAAAAAATCTGATGTATTCAATGTAAATGGTTGTTCGTACTCATTAGTACAGTGTACACATTTAATTCGTAATGGTTTGATTTCCGTTTGTGATTTTAAATTTGCATTGTAATCACGCAATGTAACATACATATTTTTATCACAGTTATTCAAGAAATCTAAGATGAATTCTTTGTTATCTACTCGGGCAGAAGGAGTATTAATGTATTCGATAGCACCAGTTAACAACTTGATTGTTAATTGAGTTATTCTCTTTAGTGCTTCTTGGCCACGTGTTTTACGAACTTCTTCATCAGGTTCGTTTTCTAGCATGATAAACACACGTTGAATTTCAATTTGACCAATACTGGCCTCGTTCATTTCTTTATATGACAATGGTCTAAATTTGATCTTTAGATCATTGGTTTCTAGTTCAGTGTCATAATTTCCAGGTCTCATCTGACTCAACAGGTTGATGAGGTTTATACCATATTTTCCAATGTCCTTACATGCAGGGCATTCGGATTCGATCTCCATATCATTTCCGCCACCAGCAGCACGAATGCCAATTAGGATAGCATCTAAGTCCATACTATTGATTGCCCATGGGTCTTTGATGTTTGGTACACAGCTTTTCATTAATTCTGCCATAGCTGTACCGTTGTACAGTGCGTCAGGTGTTTTTGTAGTAATCTCATCTATAGCTGTCATAGGGAAGATTGGGATCTCGCCGTTTTCGGGCATGTCTATTACTCCCTGCGGATAATATTTACCACCGCTAGGTAATTTTACATATACTGATGGACGACGGAAATACTGTTTCAGCGGGTTGTTATCTAATGCCATTTTTGTTCCTTTTAAGTTAAAATTGGGTCGTTACCCAATACTAAATACAAGTATATTTATTTGGTAAAATACATGGATGAAAATAATCAAACCAGTCAAGAAATCTTAGAACAGCTACGCATACAAACGGATGCTGTTAACTCCTTAGCCGGTGTTTTTGTAAAAACAATGACTACAGAACAGCGTGAGCAATGGATGCTTGACCAAAACGTAAAGCGTACTGGAAATGCGTTTGATAAATTAAATGATAATCTAAACAACCTATCCGAAGCTGAAAAAGCTAGAATTGCTGGGGAACGAGAGGCAGCGGCCGCAACTAAAGCACTCAAAGAAGCAGGCGCCTCAGCCACTAAAGGACTATTCAATCTATCTAGTACACTATCAAATACATCAGCAGACCTGACTAAGTGGGGTAGTACAATCGGCGGCGTAGGTGATGTTGCAATGTCTGTTGGAAAACACTTTGGTGTTTTAGGTAATACAATTGGAGGTGTAATTAAGGGTTTTAGTGTTATGGCCCCTATGTTACTCGACCAAACTCAGAAGATGCTCAAAGCTTTTGATAGCTTGAGTGAAATGGGCGGTACTACTAACATGACGACTGAGCAAGTCAGACAACTTGGTCGCGCCTCAGGATACACAGTAGATAACTTAGATAAATTTGTCAATTCTGTAAAAATTGTCGGCAAAGATATTAACGCATTAGGTGTTAATTCTGCTGAAGGTACTAAGCTGTTTGGCAAGATGACCGCAGTTGGTGAAAAGAACATACAATCTTACAATCGTTTAGGAATTAGTCAAGAGCAATTAACTGAAGCTCAGGCGATGTATGTTAAACAAAGCTCTAATGCTGGTATGGCTTTGTCAAAAAGTCCCAAAGAATTACAAAAAGCATCATTGGAATATGTAGATCAGTTAGTCAAGCTCAAAGAATTAACTGGTATGTCGATAAAAGAGAGTCAATCGGCACTTGATGCTGCAATGGCTCAAGAAAACTTTAACGCATACATACACACTAAATCTATGGAACGTTCTGAGTTGGAATCACGGGCGGCAAAAGAAACTGATCCAATACGACAAAAAGAATTAAAAGAGAGAGCGGCACAAATAGATCAAGTCATCAAATCTAAACAAGAAATGGCTATGTGGTCTCAGTCTAACGAAAGTGCAAGAGATTCTACTGCGTTGCTACAGAGTATTTCTAGAGACAGTGCACCAGTTTACACCCAAGCAAATGCTCATTTCTTGACGGCAGGTAGAAATATTGAAGGTGTTGCAGAAAAACTAAACAAAGGACAGAGCGCATTACGTGATTATCAAGGAGAAATTGCTAAATCTACTACCAATGTTAACAAAAAGATGGGCGAAAGTATGTATGCATACGGCGACGCCTCGAAGCAGATTCAAGAATCTATGGGTGTTGATAACCAGGCAAGAAAAAATGCCGCTAGATTCATGGAGTCTCAGACAGAAGAAGGTAAAAAACGTATAGCGGCAGAAGATAAAGCCACAGAAGAACAGATAAGAAGACGAAAAGAACAAGGCGAGATTTTAGATGCTGCTGGCAAACCAATGCGTGATGGTGCAAAAGATACAGAGAACACTGTACTATCATTGGAACGTGCATTACGTGGTCTAAAAGACGATTTATTGGGAGCACTGAATCCATTTACTAAGTCAACATTTGCAGCCAGCGCCGCTAGTACAGCCTTAGCAGCCGCGGCAGGAATAGCCGCGTATAAGTTAGGTAAGATGGGAGTAGGCTCCGCAGTAGGTGGCATTGGTGACTTAATGAACAAAGGTTTGCCTGGTCGTGCCGGCCCAGCTGCCGGATCACTATCAGGTTGGAAAGCAGGCGCAACAGCAGCACAGGGTGCAGTAGGTGCAACTAGTGCAGTAGGAGGTGCAGGATCTGCCGCAACAGCCGCAACAACAGCCGCATCAGCGCTATCTAAATTAGCAGGACCATTAGCAGGATTGTCAAAGGCAGCACCATTGATCGGTACTGCAATGTCAGTTGGTTCAGGTGTAATAGATGCATATCAAGGTATAAAGAAAGCTGATAAAGACCTTAAAGAAGGTACGATAACAAAAGAAGAAGCTAGAGTTGAAAAGGGCGAAGCAGTTGGCGGTGGTGCAGGAACAGCAATTGGTGGTACAGCCGGCGCACTAAAAGGTGCAGCCGCAGGTGCCGCAATTGGTTCTGTTGTTCCTGTATTAGGTACAGCAGTAGGTGGTATCATTGGAGCCGCATTAGGCGGTTGGCTGGGTAGTAAAGCAGGTAAAGCTATTGGTGAAGTTGCTGGTGGCGGCATCGCTAAGATGACTAGTGATGCTGACAAGAAAGTTGACGAAGCTTCTAAGAAAGCAGAAGCTAAGAAAGACGATAATCTTGCTAAAGATACCAAAGCAGGAAGTGATGTAGTTAAAGTATCCATTGTCAAAGTAGAAGATTCAAATCTAATGAAAGCATTAGGTGCAATGACACCAATGACAAAACTAGGAACACCGGAATCTACAGGAAATGTAGCTACTAAATCAGTAACCAAATCCGAAACTAAATCATTTACATTTAGTGAGATGGAACTTGCAAAGAAAGATGAAAAATTATACAAAGAATATCTTGAAAGAAAGAAAGAATTATTTGATAAAGAATTGGAATCACGCAAAAAGAATCTTCCTAAAGACGCATCAGCACAAAGAGTACAGGGAGCTGAAAATGTAGCACGAATGATTGCTGACATGAAAGCAAAAGAAGAATTTGCAGAACGTGCAGAAAAAGTTGGCGCAGCTAAGATAGATAGACCTGTACAGGAAGTAAAAGCGGTGCCCCAGACAGCAGTAGCAAAAGCACCGGATCAACCGACTGTAGTAGCAAAAGCACCAGAAGCACCAAAAGATACAAGTAATGATGCTATACAAAGAAAAGTAAAAGAACTAGAAGAAACACGAGAAATATTTGAGAAAAAGGGCCCAGTTTCAAAAAGCGCACAAAGCGAACTTGCGTACAAAAATATCCTACAACAAATGGATAGAGCAATTGCAAATGAGAAAGCAAAGGCAAATGCACCCAAAGCCTCAATTGGTGGTATATTCGACGGACCTAAGTCAGGATATCCGGTAGAGCTACATGGTAAAGAAATGATTACCCCGTTGGGCACTGGTATGAAAACTGCCGGATTGAGTGATAACTCCGCGGAGCGTGATGAAGAATTAGAAGAAGAAATTGAAGCACTAGCAGAGTTAAAGAAAACCATGCGTGATACAGATGCTAGTTTTGACAAGTTATCTACTTCTATCCTCAAGCTAAACAAATTAGAAGAAGAAAAGCTTGAAGCATCAGAGGATCAAGTTGACGGACTTAAAGGTGCGAATGATAAACTCAAAGATGTATTCAGGTCAGTTGGATTTGACTTGTCTAAATTTGCAAGCAACATCAAAGTAGTAACACAGGAAACAGGTAGTGGTACAGGAATAAAACCACCTGAAGGCTTAGGCGGAATTTTTGGCAGTAGTGGTGGAGGTGGAAAACCGGCAGAAAAACCCGCAGATAGTGGCTTGGGTATGAAGCCTCCATCAGCACCTCCTCTAGCAGGTATGGGTGGTGGTACTGGAGTAAAGCCAGCTAAAGACCAAGATGTTAAACAGAATCTAGGTGACGTTAAAGCCGCATTGATGAAGCGTGGCATGGGAGATGAAAAATATCTTAATGCTGTGTTGGGCAACGTCATGAAAGAATCCGGTGGCAAGGTCGTCAATGAAAATCTTAATTACAGCAAGACAAGTAATGAACGTATTCGTAGCATATTTGGATCAAGAGCAGCCGGAAAGACTGATGAGGAATTAAACAAAATCAAGTCTAGTGAAGAAGGCATGGGCGAGTTCATGTACGGCAAGGATACTAAGATTGGTCGTAGCATGGGTAATCTTGACCCCGGTGATGGATGGAAATATAGAGGTCGTGGATACATTCAACTTACCGGTAAGAGCAACTATGCACAAGCATCACAGGCAGTGTTTGGTGATGATAGACTAGTTAAAGATCCTGACTTAGTTAATGATCCTAAGGTTGCGGCTGAAGTTGTAGCCTGGTATATGGAAAAAGGCAAGGCTAGAATGGCTAAGGCTATGGGCATAGATGAAAAGAATATGTCCCAACAAGATGCAAATGTATTAGCTACTAGTCAGATTGCAGGTGGAGATGTTCGCAAGAAGGGCAGTTATTTAGCCGGTGAAGTCATGAATAAGGTTACTGCATATGCAGGCTCTAAAGATATTCAAGGAATTCAACCATCATCAGGTGGTACAATGGTCGCATCTGCCGATACTAAAAAGTCGGACATACCAAAAGCACAAAAAGGCGGAGTATTTGAGGGTCCAGAAACAGGATACATTGTTGAATTGCATGGCAATGAGACAGTAATACCTACTGATAAGATTGAAAGTTTAGCTAAGAAAGAACTTGCATCTTTTAGTAAGATGGCGGGGAATGTAACTACTGGTGGAGATACTAATGAAATTCCTGCAATAGATACTACTGCGATAGCTAAGAAATCAGTAAAGTTGTTCTCAGAAGAAATGGGTCCGACGTTCGCTGGCATGAATGAATATACTGGATACAATGCAGGTCCTATGTCTACTGACTTGAAAGCTGTTCAAGGAATGGCAAGTAAGATTGGGGCATATGACGAAAAAACTCAGACAATCACTGACACTGAAGCTTGGAAGAAGATATTACATTCGGGAATGGCAACCAATTACGACATGGGCCCGGCTAAAGTGGGAACAGAACAATTTGGCCCAGATGCTGGCAATATATTAGGTGATAGATTGAAAGAGATTATGGATATGGATAAAACATCTCTTACTGATGCTATCAAGCAATTGCAAGAAGAATTCAAGACTGTTGTTCAACAACTTGGAAAAGACTTAGCTCAAAATGCGGCTGCACCGATAGTAGAAGGAGCAGATGACAGTGTTATGGCTGAAGTCGCTAAATCAATGACTGAATTGGTAAACAAAATGAGTGAAAGTAATGATATACAAGGTAAGATATTACAGTATTCACAAGTTTGATACTAAATAGTATATACCCACATAAAGTTATGACATACAAAAAGAAATTTTTAAACAAAAGCGGCGTTTCTAGCCCAATCTCCGGCGGTAATAGTAATCAAGGGGCATGGAATGGGAGCCCTGGACAAAACGGCAGTTCTACCGGCGGAGCAAATAACGTTGACTGGGGTTATCGTAATTACATGAGTAGACTTCCTGAAGTTTATTCAGGACACCCAAACAGGATTGAACGATACAATCAATACGAAATGATGGATGTTGACGCTGAAATTAATGCATGTTTAGATATTATATCTGAATTCAGTACAATGAAAAATGAGCAAAATAAAACTCCTTTTGCTTTTGAATTTAAAGATGATCCTACTCCACATGAAGTAGAATTATTAAAAACACAACTACAACAGTGGTGCAAACTAAACGAGTTTGATGTTAGATTGTTTAAGATATTTCGCAACACAATCAAATTTGGAGATCAAGTTTTTGTTCGTGACCCAGAGAACTTTAAATTATATTGGGTTGACATGCTTAAAGTTATTAAAGTCATTGTCAATGAAAGTGAAGGTAAAAAGCCTGAACAATATGTTATTAAAGACATAAACATTAATTTACAAAACTTAACAGTAGCACAAAAAACAAACACTGACTTTGCGGCAAACCCTGCAACAGGTATGGGTGGTACAGGTGGAGGAGGCTCAGGCGGTGGATACACTGTTCCTGCAATGCCATATAATACTACCGGAAGTCGATTCACTTTGGGCCAGAGCGAGTCAGCCATAGATGCTAAACATGTAGTCCATCTAAGTTTGACGGAGGGTCTGGATCGTTTCTGGCCCTTCGGTCAGTCAATATTAGAAAACATTTTTAAAGTTTATAAGCAAAAAGAATTACTAGAAGACGCTGTTCTTATCTATCGTGTTCAACGTGCTCCTGAACGCAGAATGTTTAAAATTGACGTTGGTAATATGCCAAGTCATATGGCTATGGCATTTGTCGAGCGTATTAAAAACGAGATTCACCAGCGTAGAATCCCATCACCATATGGTGGTTCTAGTGTAGTGGATGCTACTTACAATCCATTATCAATGAATGAAGATTACTTCTTCCCTGTCACTGCTGACGGAAGAGGATCAAGTGTTGAAGTATTACCTGGTGGACAAAACTTGGGTGAGATTGATGACTTGCGTTACTTCAACAATAGGTTAGCTCGTGGCTTGCGAGTGCCAAGTAGTTATCTTCCTACAGGACCAGACGATAATACAACACCATTGAGTGATGGTCGTGTTGGTACTGCTATGATTCAAGAGTTTCGTTTCAATCAATATTGCGAACGTTTGCAAAATTACATTGCGTTGAAGCTTGATGAAGAATTCAAATTATTCTTACGTTGGAGAGGACTAAACATTGATAGTGGATTGTTTCAACTAAAGTTTAATCCTCCACAAAACTTTGCGGCATATCGTCAAAGTGAATTAGATAATGCACGTGTTGGAACATTTGCTAGTATGGAAGCGTTTCCCTACATATCTAAACGATTTGCATTAGAGCGATTCTTAGGATTGACTGAAGAAGAAATAACTAAGAACCAAGAATTATGGCGTGAAGAAAATAACAAGACAGAAGACGAAGAACCTGCAGGACAAGATTTGAGAAATATAGGTGTTAGTGTAGGTGATGTTGAAACTGATGAACAAACTGGAGAAGAAATGGCTGAACCTGAATCACCTGAAGGGGAAGAAGGAATGTCCCCTGATATAGCAGGACCAGTACAGTCATCACCAGGTGCAATGCCACCAGCCGGCCCACCAGCTTAATTAGATAAATACTATTATGAAATTAATGGAAATGTTCGACCCACCTGTAGCAGGTTATCAAGATGTAAATCAAGATAACAGTAAGCCTATATGGAAGCAGTCAAGAAAAACTAAACTAACATTGAAACAAATTCGCAAATTGAGGAAAATGTTAGATGTTCGTAACTACGAAAAGAAGCAACACTTGAAAAAAGTTTTTGATCAATACGGTCCTAAGCCTGATGCTGAAGGTGGACCATCTGTCTAAATTTAGTATATCTGAGATAAAAACGCAAAAAATGAGCACTTATTGTGCTCTTTTTTATGATACCCACTAAATAATTATTACAAAGCCATTCTATTTCAGGAGACAAACAATGGACAACAAAAAATTTGAACAACTTATTGATATGATTATCAATGAGAACGAAGAACAAGCACGTGAATTATTTCACGAAATCGTGGTAGAAAAATCACGTGAGATTTATGAGTCTATCATGGATGAAGAGATGATGGGCGAAGGCGGCATGGTCGGTCAAGTTGGTGACTTGATGGATGAAATCAATGCTGAAGAAGCCGGCGGCATGACTGAAGACGATGAAGAAATGGAATTCGATGCTGATGACGGCGAAGGCGATGATGAAATAGTTGACATCGATGCTGACGACATGGGTGACGAAGGTGGTGAAGAAGTTGAAGATGCTGTAATTCGTATCGAAGACAAGCTAGACCAATTAATGGCAGAGTTTGAACAAATCATGGGCGGCGGCGATGATGACATGGGCGGTGACGACATGGACGACATGGGTGCTGACGACATGGGTGCTGACGACATGGGCGATGATGACATGATGGAAGCCGAAGAAATCGATGAAGAAGATGATTTAGAAGAATCAGTTATGGAAGCTGTTCAACTAAAGCAAGTTGGTGGATCAACATATAACAAGTACGGTCAAATGGGCGACAATGGTGCTCAAACAAAGAGCCCAAGTCTACAAAACAGTGGACAAGCTGGTATGGATAGCAGACCAGTTAAGTTCTCTGGTCAATCAGAAGCTGTACCATCAAGCCCAAAGGCTCCTAGCAATGCATATGCTAAAGGTGAAACATCTGTTAAAGGTGCAGGATCATTTAAAAATTCTCCAGGCGCAGGTAATTTCAACGAAAAAGGTGAGTCAACACCTAAGCCAGTCACTAAAGACGCAGCCGGCGCTATCAAGAGCCCAGTAGCTGAGTCTCGCAAGACTACAAGAAGAATCGTTAAGTAAGGTCTGAGAGCAATGGCTTTGTATCTCAAGGAGCATCTAACATTCGACAGAGCCGGTATGGTGGTCGAAAGTGAAGGTGACGGCGACAAGAAGAATCTCTACATGAAAGGGATCTTCATTCAGGGTGGGGTTAAAAACGCTAATGAGCGTGTTTACCCCGTTTCTGAAATTGAATCTGCCGTTAATACTCTAAATGAACAAATCAAAACAGGTTATTCAGTTCTAGGTGAAGTGGATCATCCTGACGACTTAAAGATCAACTTAGACCGTGTATCACACATGATTACAAGCATGTGGATGGATGGTGCAAACGGTTTTGGAAAACTAAAGATATTACCAACTCCAATGGGTCAGTTAGTAACTACCATGTTGCAGAGTGGTGTCAAACTTGGCGTGTCTAGTAGAGGTAGCGGAAACGTTAACGATATGGACGGCCGTGTCAGTGACTTTGAAATAGTCACTGTCGATATTGTCGCTCAACCAAGCGCTCCTAATGCTTATCCTAAAGCAATATATGAAGGTATGATGAATATGCGTCATGGTCATAAATTGTTGGATATCGCAAAAGATGCACAGGGTGACAAAAAAGTAGAAAAGTTTTTGAAAGAGGAAGTAATGCGCCTTATCAAAGACTTGAAAATCAAATAAAGGGGAATAAGCATGTTTGATGCTATCAAACCATTACTTGAAAGCGGTCTAATTAATGATGAAGTTGGTGCTCAGTTAAATGAAGCATGGGAATCAAAGTTAGTTGAGGCTCGTGAGCAAGTTCGTGCTGAATTACGTGAGGAGTTCGCACGCCGTTACGAACACGACAGAAGCGTGATGGTTGAAGCCCTAGATAAGATGATGACTGACAGCCTACAATCTGAAATTTCAGAATTTCAAATTGAGAGACAGGCTATGAATGAAGACCGTGTACGAGCACAACAAAAACTACGTGAAAACGCAGTTAAATTCAATGATTTTATGGTTACTAAATTAGCCGAAGAAATTAAAGAATTACGTAGTGATCGCAAATCAATGAAAGAAAGTCAAACCAAGTTAGAACAATTCGTTGTTCATGCTCTTGCCCGTGAAATTAAAGAATTCACTCAAGACAAACAAGCAGTGGTTGAAGCTAAAGTTAAATTGGTTTCAGAGGGTCGTCAACAACTCGAAGCATTGAAGAAACGTTTTGTTTCTGAAAGTGCAAAGAGACTTAGTACAGCAGTTACCACTCATCTTCAGGGCGAACTATCTCAGCTTAAGGAAGACATTCAGATTGCACGTGAAAACACTTTTGGTCGCAAACTGTTTGAAGCTTTCGCCGGCGAATTCTCTGTTACTCATTTAAATGAGAAAGCAGAAACTCGCAAGCTAGTAGCTAAACTACAAGAAAAAGAACAACAACTTGCAGAATCGGCACAGATTTTATCTAGTGCCAAGCAATTAGTTGAATCAAAAGAACGTGAAGTTCGAATCATCAAAGAAAGTAATCTACGTGAAAAGACTATGGCTGAATTGCTAAGTTCACTTAACGAAGAAAAAGCTTCTACGATGAAAACTTTACTAGAAAGTGTGCAAACAACTAAGTTGAAAGCTACTTTCGATAAGTATTTACCGGCAGTTCTTAATACTGGCACTGAAAAGAAAGCGAAAGCTACTCTATCAGAATCAGTTATTGTAGAAGCAACCGGTGATAAAACTGCCAAACAAATCAAAGAAGTTGATATGGAACAACGTGATAACGTTATCGATATCAAGCGTCTGGCAGGGCTATAAAAAACGACATCTATAGGAGAATATTAAAATGTCAAAAGTTCTATTAGAAAGCCGTTGGGGCGAAACCAAAGAGGCCCTGTTAGAAGGCTTAAAGGGCACACGCCGCTCAACAATGGGTGTTATCTTAGAAAACACCAAAAAACAGTTACTAGCTGAATCTTCTGCCGGTACTACAACTGCAGGTAACATTGCAACTCTTAACCGTGTTATTTTACCGGTTATCCGTCGTGTTATGCCTACAGTTATCGCTAACGAGCTAGTAGGTGTTCAGCCTATGACTGGCCCAGTTGGTCAAATTCACACTCTACGTGTACGTTATGCTAACAGCTTGACAGACAACAGTGCGGCACAAACTAGCGTATCAGCTGGTGAAGAAGCATTGAGTCCATTCAAGATTGCACAGGCTTATTCACGTCAGCCAAGTGGTTCTGCTGGTGATACAACTAGCTACTACACAGCTAACGACACTGCGGCTCTAGAAGGTAACGGCGGTCGTCAGATCAGCGTTCAAATCTTGAGACAAGCTGTTGAAGCTAAGTCACGTAAGTTGCAAGCACGTTGGACATTTGAAGCTGCGCAAGATGCACAGTCTCAACATGGTATTGACGTTGAAGCAGAAATCATGGCTGCTCTAGCACAAGAAATTACTGCTGAAATTGACCAAGAAATCTTGTTATCTCTACGTACTCTAGCAAGTACAGAGTATACATACAACCAAGCTACTGTATCTGGTACAGCTACTTACGTTGGTGACGAACACGCTGCCTTAGCTGTTCTTATCAACCGTGTTGCTAACTTGATCGCCCAACGTACACGTCGTGGCGCAGGTAACTGGGCTGTTGTTTCTTCTGCCGCATTGACAGTATTGCAATCTGCAACTACTTCTGCGTTTGCACGTACAACAGAAGGTACATTCGAAGCACCTACAAACACTAAGTTTGTTGGTACATTGAACGGCGCTATGAGAGTTTTTGTTGACTCTTATGCTCCTGATACTACACCTGTTCTAGTTGGATACAAGGGTTCATCTGAGACTGATGCGGCAGCATTCTATTGCCCATACATTCCATTGATGAGTTCTGGTGTTGTTCTAGATCCGTCAACATTCGAACCAGTCGTATCATTCATGACACGTTATGGTTACATCGAATTGACTAACACTGCATCCAGCTTCGGTAACGCGGCTGACTACGTTGGTGAAATCGCTGTTCAGAACTTGACATTCCAATAAGTCGAAATCTTCTTGTTCGAGAGCACAGACTACGGTCTGTGTTACGGGAAGGAATCAAAGAGCACTTCGGTGCTCTTTTTTATTGGGCATAAATATCTAATGAACGCAATATTATACACTTTAATAGTTACACACATCACTATAGTATGTGTTACTCTATTCTTACATCGTGGCCAAGCACACAAAGGAATCACGTTTCATCCAATACTAGAACACTTTATGCGTTTTTGGCTCTGGTTAACAACCGGTATGATTACTAAACAGTGGGTTGCTATACATAGAAAACATCACAGTACTACAGACAAAGAAGGTGATCCGCATAGTCCTGTTGTATACGGTATATGGAACATATTACTACGGGGAGTTTATTACTACTACCTTGCAGGTAAGAACGCTAAGATGATTGTTAACTTTGGCAGAGGAACACCAGACGATTGGATAGAGAGAAAAATCTATACTCCTTATAATTACTTAGGAGTTGTGTTAATGTTAGTGATAGATGTTTTGTTGTTTGGTATGATAGGTGTCGTTATATGGTTAGTTCAAATGATTTGGATACCATTTTGGGCAGCAGGTGTTATAAATGGAGTAGGTCATTACTTAGGTTATCGTAATGGGGAAACTAAAGATAACAGTAGAAACATTAGTCCTTGGGGTATAGTCATTGGTGGAGAAGAATTACATAACAACCATCACTTAAATCCCGCTAGTGCAAAGTTGAGTCGTACAAAATTTGAATTTGACATTGGTTACATGTATTTGAGAATGCTAGCGTTTCTAAAGTTAGCAATCATAAAATAACATCTGCATCTACTGTTATATCTAACAGAGTCTTTTTCTGCTCTCGTAGTTTCTTTTGAAACAACCTATTACAATTAGCACATAATGTACGTATGTTAGACTTGTCTTTATTTTTCTTGTTACTATCTTTGTAAACAATATCAAGTTGACACTTATCCTGCGGAACAAAGCTACACTTATCACACTTTTGTTTCTTATTCAATCTATGCCCATACTTTGAATCATAAATTGCTTTTGCACACGATGAACAGTATTTGTGCCACTTAGTAAAGCCATGCTTGCTTAATCCATTAGTTTTTGCTAGTGATACTTTACAGTTTTCACAGAATGGGCGATGAGGTTGTCTTGTTAGCATAAAAAGATATCCAGGGTTACTTATTTCTAAAGTTTATTTAACTGCCCAAGATAAATATATTATTGAGACATATTTTAGGATAAAACAATGGCAGCTGAACCGTTTAACTCTCTGGGTGGCTTTAGTACAGGCATACCCGCAAACACCGTAATTGACGCTAATGGTAACGTTGTTACTAACGTTATGGTACCTAGTGGCAACGTAGTTGCTAATAGTGTATCAGCAAACACACTCAACATATCCGGCAATATTGCCTTGGGTGACGTTGGTAACGTATCGATACTTGGTGGCGAAAACGGATACGTTTTGCAAACTGATGGCTCCGGCAACTTAAGCTGGACCGCACAAACCGGTAACGGTGGAGGTAGTGGAGTACCGGGAGGATCAAATACACAAGTACAGTTTAATGACGCAGGTATTTTTGGTGGTAATTCTGCATTTACTTTTGACAAAACATCAGGTACATTGAATATAGATTATCTTGTTGCTGAAAGTAACGTAACTGCTAATATAGTATCAGCAAGTTATCTATATGGTGATGGTAGTAATATTACAGGTATTGTTGGCATATCAGGAACTTCAGGCACTAGTGGTACATCAGGAGCTAGTGGCAAATCAGGTTGGTCTGGCACTAGCGGTCAGCAAGGTATTTCAGGATTTAGTGGATTCACTGGTGTCAGTGGCTTCTCAGGTAGATCAGGATTTAGTGGAACAACAGGTCTTAGTGGTATATCAGGTAAATCAGGTTATACAGGTCTTAGTGGTTTTAGTGGTTCAGGTATATCAGGTTATACAGGCGCTTCTGGTCAAAAGGGTTTAAGCGGAACAACTGGTATCTCAGGATTTAGTGGTTCAGGTATATCAGGCTGGTCAGGCACATCAGGTATCAGTGGTTATTCCGGCACAACCGGTGTCAGTGGTTTTACTGGCACATCAGGTTATACAGGCGCTAGTGGCACATCAGGTATCAGTGGTTATTCAGGCGCTAGCGGTACATCAGGTATAAGTGGATGGTCAGGCGCATCAGGTATATCAGGTACAACAGGAATTTCAGGTACATCAGGTTATAGTGGCACATCAGGTTGGAGTGGTACTACTGGTATCTCAGGTACATCGGGAGCCTCAGGTACATCGGGAGCCTCAGGTACTAGTGGTTTATCAGGTACGTCTGGTGTAAGTGGTTGGTCAGGTGCATCAGGTTCATCTGGTACTAGTGGTGAATCAGGCACTTCAGGTATTAGTGGTTATAGCGGTGACTCAGGATTTAGTGGTACTATTGGTATCTCAGGATTTAGTGGTACAACAGGTGTCAGTGGCTTCTCAGGTGAGTCAGGTACTAGCGGTATACAAGGTGTCTCTGGATATAGTGGTATGTCTGGCTCTGGTATTTCTGGATTTACTGGCACATCAGGTTTCTCTGGTATATCAGGTCAATCGGGCCGAGGCATCAACATTGCAGGTAGCGTGATTGATTACACATATTTACCAAATGGTGAACCTGCAGGTACATTATACATTGTTGAAAATTCAGGTGGTGGTTATAGTGCAGGTGATGGTGCAGTAAGTAATGGTGATAATACTTGGACTAATATTGGTCAGTTACAAGGTCCATCAGGTGTAAGTGGATTTAGTGGTTCAGGTATATCAGGATATTCTGGATCAGGTGTTTCTGGATGGTCAGGTGCCTCAGGAACATCAGGTATTAGTGGCACATCAGGTACTAGTGGTGCATTAGGTATCTCAGGTTATAGTGGTGAATCCGGATCATCCGGTGAATCAGGTACATCTGGATGGTCAGGTACTAGTGGTATCAGTGGTACATCAGGTATTAGTGGTACATCAGGTATTAGTGGTTTCAGCGGAGCTTCAGGCACATCAGGAGAATCAGGTACTAGTGGCGCATCCGGAGAATCCGGTACTAGTGGTATTAGTGGTACATCAGGGTACTCAGGTACATCGGGATGGTCAGGCACTACTGGTATTAGTGGCACATCTGGATGGAGTGGCACATCTGGTATCAGTGGTTTCAGTGGAGATTCAGGTATTTCAGGTGAATCCGGATCATCAGGCACATCAGGAGAATCTGGTACTAGCGGTATCAGCGGTACCTCAGGTACTACAGGTGTCAGTGGTTGGTCAGGTATCTCGGGTATCAGTGGTACATCAGGATACAGTGGTACAAGTGGGTGGAGTGGCGAATCAGGCACATCCGGTGTAAGTGGATATAGTGGTGAATCCGGTACTAGTGGTATCTCAGGTATCAGTGGAACATCAGGTATCTCAGGTGTTTCTGGATATTCAGGAACTACCGGTGTAAGCGGTTGGTCTGGTATATCTGGTGAATCTGGTACTAGTGGTTTTAGTGGTTCAGGTGTTAGTGGTTTCAGTGGAGCTTCAGGTACTAGCGGTATCAGCGGAGCATCAGGAGAATCAGGAACTACCGGTATTAGTGGCTACACAGGTATTAGTGGTTTCAGTGGAGCTTCAGGTATTAGCGGTATCTCAGGTGCATCAGGAGTAAGTGGTTTCAGTGGCGCCAGTGGTATAGCCGGTGTATCATCTTCTATCTTTGAGTATACAGCTAATGCTACTGACTTGACAGGTAATCCAGGCAGTGGTAAACTGTTATGGGACAATATTACTCAGACAAGTGCCAATCAAATTAATGTAAACAATGTAACGAGTAACGGAATCGATATTGATTTGTATCTGTCAACACTAGATGATACTGAAACTATTACACTACAAGATAAATCAAACAGTGCTAACTTTCAACGTTGGCTCATCGACGGTACTCCGATCAAAGGTAGTGGATATTGGACATTAACTATAACATTACAAGCGTCCGGTGGTACAGGTACAACAGGCTTTGCAAATGATATACCATTGATTCTTGCTCTAGTAGAAGGTATCTCGGGTGCATCGGGTATTAGTGGTACATCAGGTATCTCAGGTATCTCAGGTTATACAGGTATCAGTGGTTTTACTGGTATCTCAGGTTATACGGGTATAAGTGGTTTTACTGGTATCTCAGGTTATAGCGGTGATTCAGGTTATAGTGGCAAGTCAGGTTATAGTGGCGAGTCAGGTTATAGTGGGGAATCAGGTACTACTGGTATTTCTGGTGTATCTGGTTGGAGTGGTGCAACGGGTGTCTCTGGTGTAAGTGGCACATCGGGCTATTCAGGTACTACAGGTATTTCAGGATGGTCAGGTATTTCAGGTACTTCTGGTATCTCTGGTACATCAGGTGCAAGCGGTACATCGGGTTGGAGTGGTGAGTCTGGCATTTCTGGTCAATCAGGTATCAGTGGAACATCCGGATGGAGTGGCGAGTCTGGCGTAAGCGGCACATCAGGTGTAAGTGGCTTTACTGGTGTATCAGGCACATCAGGTATTAGTGGCTTTACTGGTACATCAGGTATCTCGGGTACGACAGGTATCTCAGGTTATAGTGGTTCAGGCGTAAGTGGTTTCAGTGGCACATCAGGCACATCAGGCACCTCAGGTATCTCGGGTACGACAGGTATTTCAGGTGTTTCCGGTTATACAGGTATTAGTGGTGAATCAGGCACTTCAGGTATTAGTGGTTATAGCGGTGACTCAGGTACTTCAGGTATATCTGGATTCAGTGGTGATTCAGGAGTAAGTGGATTCAGCGGTGATTCAGGTATAAGTGGTTTCAGTGGTGAGTCAGGTATAAGTGGTTTTAGTGGTGAATCAGGTACTTCTGGTATATCAGGTTACTCAGGTGAATCTATTAATATTGCAGGTAGCGTGATTGATTACACATATTTACCAAATGGTGAACCTGCAGGTACATTATACATTGTTGAAAATTCAGGTGGTGGTTATAGTGCAGGAGACGGCGCCGTAAGTAACGGTGATGACACTTGGTCTAACATAGGTCCGTTACAAGGCCCATCAGGTGTAAGTGGATTTAGTGGTTCAGGTATAAGTGGATTTAGTGGTTCAGGTATAAGTGGATTTAGTGGTGAGTCAGGTATCAGTGGCTTCTCAGGTGAATCAGGTATAAGTGGTTTCAGCGGTGAGTCAGGGACATCAGGAGAATCAGGTACATCTGGTATATCTGGCGTTAGTGGATGGAGTGGTACTACTGGTATCAGTGGTACATCTGGCGTTAGTGGAACATCAGGTTGGTCTGGTATCAGTGGTACATCTGGCGTTAGTGGAACATCAGGTGAATCTGGAGTAAGTGGCTTCAGTGGTGCTTCAGGAGTATCGGGATTTACTGGTGCTAGTGGCACTACAGGTGTAAGTGGTTGGTCAGGTGCATCAGGTACATCTGGTGTCAGTGGAACAAGTGGATGGTCAGGTGAATCAGGCACATCAGGTGAATCTGGATTTAGTGGAACAAGTGGATGGTCAGGTGCATCAGGTACATCAGGATTCAGTGGTACATCAGGCACATCAGGATTCAGTGGTACATCAGGATGGTCAGGTGAATCTGGATTTAGTGGAACATCAGGTGAATCTGGATATAGTGGAACATCAGGTGAATCTGGATATAGTGGAACATCAGGTGAGAGTGGTACATCAGGTATCAGCGGAACATCAGGTGAATCAGGCGTAAGTGGTTGGTCAGGTGCCAGTGGTACGACAGGTGTATCGGGATATAGTGGCACATCAGGAACATCAGGTATTAGTGGTACATCTGGTATCAGTGGCACATCAGGCATTTCAGGTTTTAGTGGCACATCTGGTATCAGCGGCTTTAGTGGCGAGTCTGGATTTAGCGGCACATCAGGTTTCAGTGGTACATCAGGCATTTCAGGATTTAGCGGTACATCAGGTTTCAGTGGTACATCAGGCATTTCAGGATTTAGCGGTACATCAGGTACATCAGGAACATCAGGTACATCGGGATATAGTGGTACAACAGGTATCTCAGGCGTCAGCGGAACATCAGGTTATACAGGTGTCAGTGGTTGGTCAGGTATCTCAGGTACATCAGGTACATCAGGGTACTCGGGTATCACTGGTGCTAGCGGTACATCAGGTATCAGCGGATGGTCAGGTATCAGCGGTATATCTGGTATTAGTGGTACATCAGGTCTATCAGGTTTTAGTGGTCAAATTGGTGACAAATATGCTACAACAAGCTCAGATACATTAACTATTGCATTAGGTACATTAAACTTAACAGTAGGTACAGGGTTAGCATACACAATAGGCCAAGACATTATTGTTGCGTATACACTTACAAATGAGATGAACGGTCCTATTATTTCTTATAATAGCGGTACCGGTGCTCTATCAGTAAATATTACGAGTATTGTAGGATCAGGAACATATAGCTCTTGGTATATTAACTTAGATGGCGCAATCGGTCCTAAAGGTGATTCGGGGGTAAGCGGTACATCAGGTATCAGTGGTTACTCAGGTGTAAGCGGTACATCAGGTATCAGTGGTACTAGTGGTACAACGGGTGTTAGTGGCTGGTCAGGCACAACCGGTGTATCCGGCACGTCAGGTATCAGCGGAACTAGTGGTTGGTCTGGTACTTCAGGTATTTCAGGCACTACAGGTGTATCTGGATATAGTGGCACATCAGGTGCATCAGGCGTAAGTGGTTTCAGTGGTTCAGGTGTTAGTGGCTGGTCAGGCGCATCAGGCACAACGGGTGTCAGTGGTTGGTCAGGTGCTTCAGGTACTACAGGTGTTTCAGGAACAAGTGGTTGGTCAGGTGCCAGTGGTACGACAGGCACAACGGGTGTCAGTGGCTGGTCAGGCGCATCAGGCACAACAGGTGTCAGTGGATATAGTGGTACTTCAGGTGCATCAGGGTTCTCAGGTACTACTGGTATCTCTGGTACATCAGGCACAACGGGTGTCAGTGGCTGGTCAGGTATCTCTGGTACATCAGGTACATCGGGTTGGAGCGGCCAAAGCGGCACATCCGGCATTACTGGTGTTAGCGGTTACTCTGGAACAAGTGGTTGGTCAGGTATCTCTGGTACATCAGGTACATCAGGTGTCAGTGGTTGGTCAGGCGTATCAGGAACAAGTGGTATATCAGGTTGGTCAGGTACAACGGGTATCAGTGGTACATCGGGTTGGAGTGGTACTAGTGGTACAACGGGTGTTAGTGGTTGGTCAGGCGCATCAGGCGTATCTGGTGTATCTGGATATAGTGGCACATTGGGTATTTCAGGTACAAGTGGTTTTTCAGGAACAAGTGGAACTTCAGGCACTTCAGGATTTAGTGGTACTAGTGGTGCAAGTGGTACAACAGGCGTTAGTGGATATTCAGGTACTACTGGTATCAGTGGTGTATCTGGATGGAGTGGCATCTCTGGCATCTCTGGTACTTCAGGTACTAGTGGTACATCGGGTTGGTCTGGCACTACAGGTGTAAGTGGCTGGTCTGGCCAAAGTGGAACATCCGGTACATCGGGAACAACAGGTATAAGTGGCTGGTCAGGTATTAGTGGAACAACAGGTGTTAGTGGTTGGTCAGGTACTAGTGGTATCTCAGGTACTAGTGGTATATCAGGAACTTCAGGTGTCAGTGGATTCAGTGGTACTTCAGGTATCAGTGGTACATCGGGATTCACTGGTACAAGTGGTAGATCAGGAACTTCAGGTAGATCAGGATTCAGTGGCTTCTCAGGAACTACCGGTGTATCAGGATTCAGTGGTACGTCAGGCACTACTGGTATTAGTGGATTCTCAGGCACTAGTGGTATATCAGGAACATCAGGTATTCCTGGTATTTCTTCAACTATCTTTGAATATTTTGCTGATACTTCTGCAACTTCAGGTGATCCAGGCAGTGGCGATATCTTATGGAATAATGCAACACAGACAAGTGCTACTCAACTTAATGTAAGTAAGTTAACAAACGATGGTATTGATATTGATATCTATCTAGCATTGTTAACACAGACTGAAGCAATTACATTACAAGATAAGTCTAATAGTGCAAACTTCCAACGTTGGGAGATAACAGGAACTACAACAGATGTAGGCAATTATTGGACTTTACCTGTAACATTCTTGAGTTCAGGTGGAACTGGTACCACTGGATTCACAAATGGATTAGAAATCATTCTTGCACTTGTACAAGGTGTTAGCGGTGCTAGTGGAGCAAGTGGTATAAGTGGAACATCAGGTAGATCAGGCTGGTCAGGTACTTCAGGTATATCGGGTACAACCGGTATTAGTGGTGAATCAGGTACTAGTGGTATATCAGGTACATCAGGTGTAAGTGGATTCTCAGGTACTAGCGGAATATCAGGTATATCAGGCTGGTCAGGTATATCAGGTATATCGGGTACAACCGGTATTAGTGGATTCTCAGGTACTTCAGGTATATCAGGCACAACCGGTATAAGCGGAGCATCAGGCACAACAGGTGTTAGCGGATGGTCAGGTACTTCAGGTACAAGCGGAGTTTCAGGATGGAGCGGTGTATCTGGTTGGTCAGGTATATCAGGTACTTCAGGTATCAGCGGCACATCGGGTTCGTCAGGCACAACAGGTGTTAGTGGTTGGTCAGGTACTAGTGGTATATCAGGTACTTCAGGTTGGTCAGGTACTAGTGGTATATCAGGTACTTCAGGTTGGTCAGGTACAACAGGTGTTAGCGGATGGTCAGGTACTTCAGGTACTTCAGGTGTCAGTGGCACTTCAGGATGGAGCGGTGTATCTGGTTGGTCAGGTATATCAGGTACTTCAGGATTTAGTGGCACATCAGGATTCAGTGGTAGATCAGGTTTCAGTGGTTCAGGTGTAAGTGGTTGGAGTGGTACATCAGGTGTCAGTGGTTGGAGTGGTGCTAGTGGTACATCAGGTTGGTCAGGAACTACAGGTGTTTCAGGCACATCAGGTACTACGGGTGTAAGTGGCTGGAGTGGCACTACTGGTGTAAGTGGTACATCAGGATGGAGTGGTATAAGTGGTACATCAGGATGGAGTGGTATAAGCGGAACATCAGGTGTCTCTGGTTGGAGTGGTACTACTGGTATCAGTGGTACTTCAGGCTGGTCAGGAGCATCAGGTACAACCGGTATTAGTGGTATATCAGGCACATCAGGTACTACGGGTGTCAGTGGCTTCTCAGGAACTACTGGTATTAGTGGATATAGTGGTACTACTGGTATTAGTGGTATATCAGGTTGGAGTGGTACGACTGGTGTCTCTGGTACTACAGGTATTTCAGGATTCTCAGGCCCACAAGGTAACAAAGCTGGTGTTCGTTACTACTTTGACTCAACTGTAACTGCAGGTGTAAGTTCTAATGGATCGCTACGCTTCAACAATGCGGCAATTGCATCCGTTACTTCTATCTTCATTAACGTAAATGACGTTAACGGTACAAGTTTTGGTAATTGGATAGCTCAGATGGTGAGTACTAGCGTAATCGAGGCTCAGTTGTTGATTACAAACAATAGCAATGCAAGTGCTGTACAATCCGCATTTAACGTTACTGCTATAACCAATAACACAACATACTATACATTAACCGTAGCATACTTGTCAGGTAGTGCTCCTGCAAACAATGATGCTTTAGTTGTTAACTACAGTAGAGTTGGTGATAGTGGCACATCGGGTTGGTCAGGTGCATCAGGTACTACTGGTGTTAGTGGCACATCAGGTACATCAGGAACAAGTGGTGTAAGTGGTTGGTCAGGTGCATCAGGTACTACTGGTGTTAGTGGCACATCAGGTACATCAGGAACAAGTGGTGTAAGTGGTTGGTCAGGTGCTAGTGGCACAACAGGCGTTAGTGGCACATCAGGTACATCAGGAACAAGTGGTGTAAGTGGTTGGTCAGGTATATCAGGTACATCGGGCTGGAGTGGCACGTCAGGTACAACAGGTGTGTCTGGATGGAGTGGTACTACTGGTATTAGTGGTACTACTGGTGTTAGTGGCACATCGGGATGGTCAGGTACTACAGGTATCAGTGGTACATCTGGTTGGAGTGGTACGACAGGTGTTTCTGGTACTACTGGTGTCAGTGGCTTCTCGGGAACTAGTGGTATATCAGGCACATCAGGTACTACTGGTGTCAGTGGCTTCTCAGGAACTACTGGTGTAAGTGGAAGATCAGGTTGGTCAGGTTTCAGTGGTACTACTGGTGTTTCTGGTCAAGCAGGACCGAGTACAGCGATTAATGCTACACAAGATACATCAACTACTGCATTGTATCCTGTCATGGTTGGTGCTACTGGTTCTAATCAAACACCTAAGGCAACTACAACTAAGTTTGCGTTTAATGCAAGTACAGGTACATTGACTTTAGGCACCGGTACTGGTGGTAATATTACTGGTGCTAACGTCATTTCTGCTAGTTATTTTGACTTTGGAACAACAGACGCTATTACAGCGGCAGGTTCTACTCAAGGTACTGCTACGGTAATAGTAACAGCTATCAACAATGTAA